GAAATTAAGTAAAATACATTTTAGGCATTTTATAGAAGATATTCGAGCATTTAATGAAGTTCAAGAATATTCGTGTAAAATTCATTATGCTGAGGATATTTCAAAAATTCCTTTAATTCCATCCAGGGAAGCCGAAGCAATTAAAAAGGTACGAGAAACTGCTGCATCTAAATATAATTCCGAGATTACCGAAAAGATATTCGCAATACCAGAAGATATACAAAATAAAATTAACGAACAAATTTTAAAAGAGACTACTTAAATTATGGAAATTAAATTATCAAAAGAAAATCTAGAAGGCAAAAAACTATTTGTTGCTACGCCAATGTATGGTGGTAGTTGCCTTGGTGCTTATATGAAGTCTTGTTTAGACTTGCAAATGGCTGGATTGCAGTATGGAATTGAAGTTAAATTTTCATTTTTATTTAATGAAAGTTTAATTCAAAGAGCAAGAAATTACTTAGTTGATGAATTCTTACGTTCTGATTGTACGCACATGATGTTTATTGACGCAGATATTGGCTTTAATGCATTAGATGTTATTGCTATGTTAGTATTGGATAAAGATATTATTGGCGCTCCATACCCAAAGAAAACAATCAAATGGGATAATATTAGGAAAGCAATTATTAAAAATCCAGATATTTCTGCTGGTGAATTAGAACGTTTAGGCGGTGATATTGTATTTAACCCTGTTGCTGGAACTACTCAGTTTAATGTTACTGAACCATTACAGGTTCTGGAAATTGGAACTGGTATGATGATGATTCGTAAAGATGTTTTATCTAAGTTTAAAGACGCGTTTCCGCAATATGAATATACGCCAGATCATGTTGGTACGCAACATTTCGGTGGAGATAGAAAAATTCATTCATACTTTAATGTTGAGATTGATGAAGAATCGAATCGAGTATTAAGCGAAGATTATCATTTCTGTCAACAATGTAGAAAAATCGGAATTGAAGTTTGGATGGCACCATGGGTTAATTGTATTCATGTCGGAAGTTATCAGTTCCAAGGTAATTTGCCTGCTGTAGCTAATTATTTGGGAGAATTGTAAAATAATTTAAAAAAGTGCTTGACATTATAGAGGTGTTAGTATATAATACCTCTATAGTAAAAAGTTAGAAATAATTTTAAAAAAGTTGTAAAAATTGACTAAATAGAATAAAGTATTTTTATAAATAGGTACTTTACCAAGAATATTTGCCTCTTTAGTATAATGGCTATTACAGTTGACTTGTAATCTTCAGATCTCAGTTCGATTCTGGGAAGAGGCTCCAAATTATTACTCCCATTAGCTCAGTCTGGTAGAGCGATCCGTTTGGGGCGGATAGGTCGGCAGTTCGAATCTGTCATGGGAGACCAAATGTTTATTGAGAATTATATTATGATTATTGGATTACTTGGTTTTATTGGTTCTGGTAAAGGAACTGCTGGCGATATTTTAGTAGAAAATGATTTTACTGCTTTATCATTTGCCGGTTCTTTAAAGGATGCTGTATCTTCTATTTTTGGTTGGGATAGAGCCTTATTAGAAGGTGATACTGAAGAATCACGAGTTTTTCGTGAAACTGTTGATACTTTTTGGTCAGTTAAATTTAATAAATCTATAACGCCTAGATATATTTTACAGTACTTCGGTACAGAAGTTTGTAGAAACAATTTACTTGATAGTATTTGGATTGATTCTCTAGAAAGAAAAATTCAACAGTATGATAATGTAGTTATTACTGACGTTAGATTTAAAAATGAAATTAGTTTTTTAAGATCTATTGGAGCTAAATTTATACATATTGATAGAAAAGAAACTAGACCTGAATGGTATGGATTTCTTGACTCGGTAGATAGACCTGTATTTGTAGCTTATGCTGAAGCTAGAGATATTCATAAATCTGAATATGATTGGTATAGCAATCCTCATATTGACTATGTAATCCAAAATGATGGAACTCTACAAGAATTAGAGTTAAAAATTTTAGATGTAATTGTAATTAAAAGATAAATCCCAGATGGGCGCAAGGTGTGCCAGCTGACTGTTAATCAGTTTATCAGGTAAGTTCGATTCTTACTCTGGGAGCCAAATTTTAGATTAAGATATAACAGGTTCGAATCCTGTCGTTCAAGGAAGCTCTTAAGTGAGAGAAAGGACGTACACTTGTGATTAACGGAGATTTTATCTTAATCTAATTTTAATTAAGCTCTGGTGGTGGAATGGTATACACGGTGGTCTTAGAAACCACTGCCGAAAGGCTTGGGAGTTCGAATCTCCCCTAGGAAGCCAAATAAGACCCATTAGGTGTGACTATGACGGAATTGGTAGACGTCCTCGATTGTGATTCGAGATTTTGTGGGTTCAAGTCCCACTAGTCACCCCTAATGGGTTTAAAATAATTGTCGCTATCGTCTATCGGTTAGGACACAAGATTTTCATTCTTGTAAGCGGGGTTCGACTCCCCGTAGCGACGCCAATATATTCCAGAGGTGTAGTGGTCGCATGCAGGTCTCCAAAACCTTGCGGATAGGGTTCGATTCCTTACTGGTTTGCCAATTAATTTAATAAGAGGAAGTTATGAAAACTTTATTTTTAGTTAGTTTATGTTTATTTGTAACAGGTTGCGCTAGTTCCGGTGATTTAGCCAAGTTACAAGATGATCATGCTGCTTTAACTGCAAAGGTTGAATCTTTAACAAATTCAAATAAACAGTGCGATAAAAAATTAGATAATTTCTTCAAAAAAGTTCAGAAAAAATAATTCTTGACTAATACACGTTTACGTTATATAATAGTAATGTAATTTGCCCCTTTAGCTCAAATGGTTAGAGCGTCCGACTCATAATCGGTTGGTTCTAGGTTCAAGTCCTAGGAGGGGCACCAAATATTGCGGGATTAGTTTAATGGTAGAACAGCAGATTTCCAATCTCCTAGTGAGGGTTCGATTCCCTTATCCCGCTCCAAATTTTTAAAATGATTCTTAACGATGAGGTGATATAAAATATGAAAATTTCTCAAGAAACAACTGCTATTCTAAAAAACTTTGCTCACATTAATCAAGGTATTTTCTTTAGAAAAGGTTCTACAGTTTCAACTATGAGTCCAGGTAAAAATATCTTATCTGTTGCAACTATCTCAGATACAATCCCCCAAGATTTCGGTATTTACGATTTAAATAACTTTTTATCAGTTGCTTCTTTATTTAAAGAAGGTCCAGAATTAGAATTTGATGATAAACATGTTATTATTAAAGGTCGTGGCGGTCGTAGTAAGATTAAATATCGTGTTGCTGATCAATCAATGATTGTTGTTCCGCCAGAAAAACTTCCTAATGTTCCAGCTCCAGATGTTAAATTTACATTCTCCAAAGAAGATTTTGAATGGGTATTAAAAACTGCAACTGTTCTTGGTGCACCTCATGTAGCAGTTGAATCAGATGGAACTACTGTATCTTTAGTTACTTTTGATGAAGCAAATGATTCAAGTCATGTTAATTCATTAGAAATGGCTGATGTTGATCCAGAAGGTAAAGTTTTTAAATTGGTATTTAAAGCTGAAAATTTAAAAGTTATTCCCGATACCTATTCGGTTGAGATTTCAAGTAAAGGTATTTCAGCATGGACTTCTACTACAGCTGAATTAAAATATTGGATTACTATTGAAACGAGTTCAACATTTGGTAAATAAAATATGAGTGATTTTAATAATACAATGTTAGATAACTGGAATTCTTATATTCCAGCTACGTCAAGTTATAAAATGAAACAAATATTTTTGTTTACTTTATTAGATGCTTATATTAGCGAAGAAGTTAATAAAGAAGAATTAATACATGGCATTAAATCAATATTGACAGAGGAATAATATTATGACTGAAACTTTAGAAACAGTATTTGGTACGCTTGATGATAAACAATTAAAAATTCTTACTGATGGATTAAAAGAAATTTCAGTTCATTTTTCTAGAGTTGAGCGCGAAAAAGAAGCAATTAAAGATATCGTTGATGCCGTTAAAGATCAAATTGAGTTACCAAAGAAAATTATTAATCGTTTAGCTAAAACGTATCATAAACAGAATTTTGCTGAACAGAATACTGAAGATAAAGAATTTGCTAAACTTTATGTAAGTGTTGTATCAGGTCATACAGCTTAAATTGATTTTTGGGTGGCTTCGGTCACCCTTTTTATTATTTTTATTGTGAGGTTTATATTATGCTTAGAGAACAATTTTTGTGGACAGAAAAATACAGACCTTCTAAAATTGAAGATTGTATTCTTTCTGAATCTATTAAATCTACATTTTCCGAAATTGTTAAAACTGGAGGAATTCCTAATTTATTAATTTCTGGTTCGCCTGGAGTCGGCAAGACAACTATTGCAAAAGCTCTTTGTAAAGAATTAAATGCTGACTATATTGTCATTAATGGTTCTGATGAAAATGGCATTGACGTTCTTCGTGGTAAAATTAAAAATTATGCTTCTTCAGTTAGTTTATCTGGTGGCAGAAAAGTAATTATTATTGATGAAGCAGATTATTTAAATGCTAATTCATTACAACCAGCTCTTCGTAATGCCATTGAAGAGTTTTCTCGTAACTGTTCGTTTATCTTTACCTGTAACTATAAAAATCGTATTATTGAACCTTTACATTCAAGATGTTCTGTTGTTGATGTAAGAATCACAAAAGAAGATAAGCAGAAATTGATGGCTCAATTTTTCAAACGAGTTTGTTGGATTTTAGATGAAGAGACAGTCGAATATAACAAAGAAGTTGTTGCACAAGTTATTGCTAAATATTATCCAGATAATCGTAGGGTTTTGAATGAGCTACAGCGTTATGCGATGGGTGGTGTTATTGATGCTGGTTTATTATCTCAAGTATCAGATGTCAATTTATCTCCCTTAATCAAAGGTTTAAAAGAAAAATCATTTGCTGACGTTAGAAAATGGGTTGTAGATAATCTTGACAACGATAGTCAAACAATTTACCGCAAGATGTATGATACTATGTACGATATTTTGAAGCCAAATTCAATCCCCCAGTTAGTTTTATTGATTGGTCGTTATCAATATCAAACAGCTTTTGTTATCGATCATGAGATTAATTTAATGGCGTTCTTTACAGAATGTATGGTTGATTTGGAATTCAAATAGGTGATTTATGGATCTGTTTAAAGAGCTTCTTCCATCTTTATTGCAAACTAAAAAATCCATTATTACTTCTGATAAC